GGACCACGCCGTCTCGTGCCCCGTCGGTGTAGCCGAGGTAGATGGCCGAGGGGCCATCCGTGGCGTCAAGCCAGGTGATGCCAGTGTCGGCTGGCGCATAGGCGGCCGCCGCCGCAGAGGACAGGTCGACCGGAGCGGCAGCGTTCAGCGGCACCTCGAAGATGTTCACCCCGTGGGCGACGATAAGACGGTCCTTGAGGTACCACGCCTGCGGCATGATGGTCGCATTGTTGGCGATGACCGTGGAGGTGACCTCGTTCCAGATGCCGACCGTGGCGCTGGGCGTGGCGGACTGCCCCACCTTGATACGCTTGTTCGTCCCGAAGAAGTACCACCGGCCATTGTGGGCCGTGGCGCCGGCGGACGAGGTGGCGACAGGGATGACCGGACCGACCCACCCGGTCAGCGCAGTGTCGGTGGTGACAGCGAAGCTGCCCCCGCCTGCGTCCTGGATGTAGACGTTGCCGCTGGCGCCGAGGGTGTTGAGCATCTTCGGCAGTGGCTTGACCTGCCCCTGCGTCCACACGTCTACACCAGAGGACTCCGAGAAGCGGTAGGCCGTCTCGGCCTCCGCTCCCGGCTCGTAGAAGTTGATCCCCGCTCCGCGGTGCCACGAGTTCTGCGACCGCGTCCAGTAGCCGGAGAGGCTCTGCTCTCCCGGCTCCTTCGAGGTGTCCTGCTGCTGCTTCTGAGCAGCGACCGACTGACGGAGGTACGGACTGTCCGACGTGGGCCGCACAGAGAAGTGCAGATCGTTGATGTCGAGGTCGAAGCGGTGCTTGGAGCTGGCGCTGGGGAGCGCAGTGGTGCGCTCCGACAGGCCAGCGGGGAGGGACTCAGTGACGTCCTTCGGGGTGGATGTCAGGTAGCCCATGTCACCCCAGCCAGATGTAGGAGAATGTGATGCTGCCGCCCGCCGTAGCGGCGGCGCCTGTCGAGGCGAAGTACCAGAGGAAGCGGACGTTCGTGGAGCTGGTAGCCTCGGCCGCCGTGCAGACCAGCGAGCCGGACGTGTTTGCCGTGGCGATCATCACGGTCGGCGTCCAGCCGAGAGCGTGAGCGATGTTGACGATGCCCCCGGCCTGGATGGTGGCAGTGATGCTGCCGACGTGAATCCGCTTGCCGCCGGTCGCCGAGGTGGCGTTGAGCAGGTTCGCAGCCGTGACGTTGCCGGTGAAGGCAGCCCCGTCGCCCGTGGCGCCGTTGATGACCGGCGAGGTCAGCGTCTTGCCCGACAGCGTCTGCGTGGCCGTGGTAGTGACCAGCGTCGAGGGGAAGACGTTGGTGGCGTCGGACAGGTCCTTGTTCGTCAGTGCCTGCGCCCCCGTGAGGGTGGCGAGGCTCGACGGGAACACGTTCGTCGCGTCAGACAGGTTCTTGTTCGTGAGGGCCTGCGAGCCAGTGACCGTGACGAGGGTGGAGGGGAACACATTCGTCCCGCTGCTCAGATCCTTGTTGGTGAGCGACTGGGTGTTCGTCGTGCCCACCACGGCGCCCGTAGCGCCGTGCGCCGCAGTGGCATCCTCGTGCGACCGGGAGAGGGTGAAGTCCTCAGCGGTGACCATGTGACGCACGGCGGAGCCTGCGTCGTGGGATGCGGCAGCAGTGCCGTTCCAGCCACGCACGACCGTCAGGCTCGTGCCTGCGACAGCGGTGACCTTGACGATCTCCTCACCCGGCTGGCCGGGCTCGAGGACCACCTTGTAGGGAGTGGACGTCGGCAGGCCGGTGACGGAGTTGACGACGAGGGGGGTGGCAGCGGCAGAGACTGCACCCGTCAGGGTGTAGGCGCCGGCCGTGCTGGAGTAGTAGAACGCGGGCACGTCGGCTCCTAGCGTATGCGGTGCAGACGCACCGGGAAGTACGAGCGGAAGGTCTTGATCTCCTGGTCGAGCCGCTCGCGGTACGCGGCCCGCAGCTCACGGGCGACCATGACCCCGGTGCCCGGTGTGGGCGGGCGGTTGTTCATGTCCGAGCCGGCGGTCGCGGTGACCGACAGGCGAGCGATGTCGAGGGTCGGGAGAATGCGGCAGAGCACGCCGTAGCGGATGACGTCCTCGAGAGACTCGGGGATGCCAGCGGCAGCGAGGGGGTCCGTCAGGTTCGCCAGTTGGCCAAAGGGCTTGCCGTAGATGACACGGACGGTCGACCCGGGGATCGACGGGATTCGCAGGACTGGGCCAGCACTACCACCGTGCTCCACCCCCCAGTCGCGCACACGCTGCCACTCGTTCGTGTTGTCGAGGTAGCGGACGTCTAGCACGAGGCCCGCGTCAGTGGGCAGCGTGTAGGAGTGGACGGACGGGTCCGGCGTGAACTCGTGCGAGCAGGTGGCCGAGATCCGCGGGTAGATCGTGGCAAGCTCTGCCTGCACGTCACGGATGACGGACCTGTAGGGCACGATCGGCTGGATGCGGACCTCTGCGCCTGCCGTGTGGGCGGCAGCGACAGTTCCACGGTGGCCTCGCCCACGAGGGGCGATGGTGACGACAGCCGTGGACAGGTCCACCGAGATGACCCGGATCAGCTCGGTGTCGATCTCGACATAGCCGGCGGAGAAGTCCGACGGGTCATCCACCTTGAAGGACAGGGCGGAGGCGCTGATGTCTTCCACCAGGGAAGCCGCCGAGTCCGTCTGGGACGTCTGCCCATACAGCGAGACGAGAATGCCCTCGACGAGCGAACCCAGCGTCATGCCCGAGGATGGGGAGTAGGCGATCAGCGCCACGACTCAGTCCTCCTGCGGGGTGTCAGGGGAGAGGTTGGCGATGGCGAGGACGGCGGTGGCTGCGTTGAGCAGCGCACCGACGACACCCAGGTAGTGCGTCACCTCGGCCTCGGACAGAACGCCGAGGAGGATGAGCACACTGCCGAGGGAGCCGGCAGCGGCGTAGATCGCCTTGCGGCGAGCAGCGGAGAACCAGGTCATGGCTTGGCCTTCAATCTCTTGCGGGTGATGAAGAAGAGCTCGTTGAGGAGCGAGGCGACGATGAGTCGCGCAGAGAGCAGCGCCGCGAAGGTGCGGTTACTCACTGGGGTGCCGGAGCGGGCTTGACCGAGAGGTCGACCTCGATGCGGTCGAGGATCGACTGGGCGACCTCGGTTTCACCCTTGGCGACAGCGACCCGCAGTTCGGCGAGAGCCGCCACGGCGGAGTCGATCCGGCGGTCGATGGAACCGCCGTCGATGATCTGCTCGTAGGCCCACAGTGCGCGGGCCAGCGCCTGGCCGACGTTCTCGGAGCGGCCGGGGATCTTGTCGGTGAACTGCATGTCGGCCTCCTTGGCAGGCACAGGCTGGGGTTTACGTGCTGGTGCGGCAGCCGCCTTCACGGCTGGCCTGGTGAGGCGGGCGATCTCAACCTCGGCCCATGCGATGCCTTGGCGCCATGTGCGCCACGCTGAGGGCTTGGGGTACTCGTCGAGGTGGCCGTAGCCCCACATGCCGGCGAAGCGCCCAGAGGTGGCCCTGCCGAGGCCGTTAAAGCCGTTGCGCATGGCGGTGTACTGGTAGACGGCTGGGTCGTTGTGCGGGCAGCCGTAGAGAACACCGTGCTGGTGGTCCTTGCTGAAGTTCTGCGCCACGGTGCGACCCCACGCGCCCGCACCCATCTCGCGTGCGACAGCGATGTGGGCCGGGGACGTCTGGTAGAGCAGGTCATACGCCCCGCCCTGCGTGTGCGTGCCGCCCGAGGCGGGCGCACCGCCCGTGAGCTGCCACACGTCGATGTCGCTCTTGATGAGTCCCTTGGCGAGGAGCAGCCGCTTGTAGACCGGCAGCCAGGCGACGAGGCAGTCACAGGCCGTGCGACCTGCATATGAGCCGTAGCCGGGGGTCGAGGGTGTGGGGAGAGATGCTCCGCCCATTGGGAACTCCTAGTGGTCGGGCTTGACGTTGACGGTGACCGCAGGCGTCGACTGACGCTCGAGGCGGTCGACGGCGTCACGCAGGCTGGTGCCGGAGTTGGGGAACAGCTCGTGCAGAACGCGCTGGATCTGCTCGGCGTGGACTGCCTGCTCGTTCTGGATCTGGTCGACCTTCTGAACGAGTCCGGGCTTCGCTGCTCGGCCGAAGGCGGCCGGCTCGCCAGTCACCTCATCGAGGAAGGCGAACAGCTTGCGTGTGGCGACGAAGAACTTGTAGAGGACGACGAGTGCAGCAGAGACGCCGACGATCCACGCGGCGATCTCCTGCACGCTGCTCATTGGTCGTCCTTGACCACCGTGGGCGGAGCCGAGGCGTCGAAGGGGATCTGGAGCTGCTGACTGACCTCGACAGCGGCATCGACGTGGTGACGCTGGGTGGAGGCCGGCTGGATGCCGTCCGCACGAGCGGCGGCGTAGGCATCGAGGTCCGAGTCCCACTTCTTGTTGGCCTCGCGGGTGAACGACGGGTTCGTGGACTCGAGGCCGGTGACCGCGACTCCCTTGCTCCTCAGGCATTCCCCGTAGGAGCGGTGGTCCCTGGTCTTGCAGGAGCTGGCGCAGCTCATGTGTGTACCTCGTATCCGGCAGCGGTAAGTGCATCGGCCTCGGCGAGCGAGACCTGGTAGGTGTGTCCGCCCGTGTAGACCACAGCCGCGCTGGCGGACTGTTCCTCGGAAGGCGTGTCGACGAGGACGTAGGACCCGTCGGCGTCCTTGACGAGGGTCATCCCCTCGTTGATGAACATGCGCCGGAAGAGCGGATCGCGGGTGTCCATGCGTCTGCGCCGAGAGGGCGGGGTGAAGAGAAGGAACGACTGGCCGGGGTAGACGATCCCCGGACTGGCGGACTGCGGGACGGCGATGTGAGCAGGCACCCCTGTCACCCGACCCTTCAGCCGCTCGTGGACGAGGCGCGAAGTTCGCCGACCCAGCGGATGGTCTTGCCCGCTTCGCCCGTGACGATCAGCCGGAAGCTGCCGACCGAGAAGACGCCAACACTGACGGTCCAGGCGGCGGCGCCAGCAGAGGCGCCGAGCGAGGTCACGGTGGGGGTGCCGACGAGGGCCGTGGTGCTGCCAGCGTCCCGCTTGACGCAGCCCTTGATCTCGAAGGCGGCATTGTCGCCGTCGACATCCGTGCGGCGGGCCACGACCAGAGCGGAGAACGCCCACGTCGTGTCAGTGGGGACCGTCGGAACGGTGGAGGGTGCGACCTCCAGGTTGGCTGCGGTCGCGTCAGTGGTCTGCTTCTTGAGGCACCACCTGTTGATCTGTGCGTCACCCGCAACCGCGAACGCTGTGGAGGCGTGGGCGTGCTGCCCCTCCTCTGCCGTCACTGCGCCCCGGCCGGTGGCGAGGGAGTTGGCAAAGGCCGCGACGTTCTCACGTCCGAATGCGGTGGCAGCCGTACCGGACGCCGTGTTGTTGAGGCCGCCGATGACGGTGGCGCTATTGCCAGAGGCGACATTGGTGGAGCCGCCGACCACGGTTGCGTTGGCGTTGTTCGCGGTGTTGGACACCCCGCCCGCGACGGTTGAGGCCGTGCCCGAGGCGATGTTGGTCTGCCCGCCCCCAACGGTCGCGCCGTTGGCGGTGGCCTGGTTGGCATTGCCGCCAGCCACCGTGGGATTGTTGCCGCTGATGGCGTTCTGCGTGCCGCCGCCGATCGTGCCGTAGGCGGTCGCAGCGGCAGCGCTGTTACGCGAGCCGCCGCCGAGGGTGCAGTGGTTGGCGTCGACATCCACCTTCGAGTGGAACCCGACGACGCTGTTGGCCCAGCCGTTGACGACAGTGTCATAGCCGCCGAGGAGGAAGTTCCAGTTGCCGTTGGAGCCGGTCAGGGTGGCGGCCCCGGTGAGGTTACTGGTGGCGGTGTCGACGTTGGCGAGGTTGCCGCCGACGACGTTCTCGTTGCCGTTGGGCGCACCTCCCGCGACGAGGCTGGTGCCGGTGTCCGTGCGGGTGACGAAGGCGGCGTTACCGACCGTGACGACGTCGCCTGGCGTAGACGCGCCCGCACCGGGGCGGCGAGCGATCGTCACCTCGGTGACGAGTCGCTTGGATGCTGGCTGAGTCATGCTTCAGGTGCTCCTCAGAGGAAGTAAGGGATGCCGTCGGTGTCGACCTGCACGAGCTGCGTGCCGGAACCGAGTGGGTCGAAGTAGGGGGTGCCGTCGGTGTCGAGGAGGACGTGGGAGTTGCTCCGAGCGATGTCTGCTGCAACCTGCGTGGCGACCGAGGTCGCCGTCGATGTGGCAACCGTCGTTGCCGTGCCGGGCACTGTGTTCACTGCGGCTGACGCCGTGTCGGCGGCAGACTGGGCGGAGGAGGCGGACGATGCCGCACTCGACTCCGCGTTCGCGGCACGAGAGGCCGCCGTTGATGCGAGGTTGAGGGCAGTGTCTGCCACGCCCGCAGCGGCCACGAGGCCCGCCTCGATGCCGTCGAGGTCATCGGCCCGGATGACCGTGCTGGTGTCCGGGTAGTCCTTCCAGTCCGATCGCTGGCGCGTGTAGGCCACTGGCCCTCCCTAAGAAAAGTTGTGGGGCGTGCAGCCGGGGCACGACATAACATCGTGCCCCGGCGTCACAGGGTGGATCAGGAAGCGGCGGTCACCGTCTCCAGGCGGACGAGCGCCTGGTCGCGGAAGATCTTGAACGCGAAGTCGCCGTACCAGCCGACGGGCATGAAGCGCCCGAGGCGGTCGACAACGGGACCGAAGCGCAGGCCCGGCTCCGTCACGACGGCCTCACCGAGGGCCTCCTGGCCCAGGATGAAGGAGCGGTAGACCGTGGCGCCGGTGGCGCCGTCGTTGGCCTTGCGGGCGCGAGCGTTCTCGATGAACCGCACGCCTTCCCACTCGCCGATCTCGCCCTTGTAGAGCTTGTCGCCGACGTTGTACTCCTGCGGCAGACGCCAGCCGCCCGCGCCCGACTCCTTGCGGAGGTCGTAGGACACGTTCGGGTGGATCACGCCGGCGTAGTAGACGCCGTCGCGGGTGCCAGCGCCGGCGGCGCGGAGCTTGGTCACGGCGAGGCGGATCATGTCCGAGGTGAGCGTGTTGCCCGTGGTCAGGGCGCCAGTGGAGGCAGCGCCGCCACCGCGGTAGACCTGCGTGCCGAGGATGGCCTGGTCCTGAAGGAGCTCGTCGACCGTCTTGCCGCAGTGGTCAGCGACGACGCGGGCGATCTCCGGCTCGACGGGAACCATCGAACGGTTGGAGAGCTTCAGGGTGCGAACCTCGGCGAAGCCGTACTCGGTGGGGGTGAACGTCACCGAGGTGGTCGCGGGGTGCTGCGTGGCGGAGACGTCGGACTCCTCACCGAGCGGCGTCTTCGCCGCGGTGATGGTGGCCTCCGAGTGGTTCTGCGTGAGCTGGAGCGTCACGCTGTCACCACGGTGGGTGGGGCGGGCGGGCCGCACGTCCACGAACTGGCGCATCGTGGGCAGCGGGTTGAGTGCGGTGCGGAACAGGAGGTCCCAGGCCGGCTTGACAGTGTTGGTCTGCCAACCACCGGCCGTGGCGATGCTGGTAAGCACGTCAGGCATTTGATTCCCCTCTCAGGGGTGTAGGTGTGTGTGCTGCGGCTAGTCAGCCGCGAGCGTTCTCAAGCGAGATGCCCTGTGCCTGGAGCTCGGCGACGACGTCCTCGAAGGAGGCGTTCGGTCCGAGCTTCGACTCGACTGTGGCGACGGACGTGGAGACCTGGTCAGACAGGACCGTCTGACCAACGCTCCCTGCCAGCAGGCCCTGGATGCGGTCGAGGGCGGCGATGTCCTCTGCCGAGAGGACACTTGCAACCGCAGGCGCAGCCGGAGCCTCCTCGGGTGTTGACTGCTTCCCCTCCGACGTCTCGGCGCCGGCGGGCTGGGGCTGACCCGGCTTGTAGCCGAAGTCCTCGCCGTTCTCCGCGATCCACTTGTCGACGGCGTCGGCAGTCGGCTCGACCTCGTCCCGCTTCATCCAGCGTGCGATGTTCGCGGGGACCTGCTTGTCGCGCAGGATGTTCTCGAGGGTGACCGTCTTGACCGTGCCGGACAGCTTGGCGTTCTCCTCGCGGACAGCCTTGAGCTCCTTGAGAGCCTTCTCGAGCTGGTCCCGAAGAGCGCCGCCGCTCTGCTGGGCGTCGTCGTCGTAGTCGTAGGACATGTGTTACTCCCTTAAATGGTGGTTGGTCGCAGGCCAAATCGACCGCCAGGGGAAGCGGTGGATCGCTCCTGCTCGCCGGACTTTGAAACGCTCCGCTGGGCCGGCCGGTCGGCGGAGGAGCGGCTGCCTCGGATCGTGAACCCGTGGCCCCTAAAGGGCTGGCAGCCCGGCAGCATGGTGCTACCGTTTGCAATATGATGGGGAGAGAGCGTCAAGACGCATGGGGGTCCTTCACCACGGCAGAGGCGGTGGGCACCTTCATCGGGCACCTGCTGCTCTGGGGGACGTGGATCGGTGGTGGCGCCTACGTCATCTGGTGGCTGGTGACGAACTAAAGTTGCCCAGCCGTCGACTGGCCGAGTGAGCCAGCCCCGACAGCGGACGAGCCACCGAACCGTGCTCGCTCCTGAGAGGCGAGACGGTCCCGGCGCTTGGTCACCGAGGCGTCGTTGAGGAAGACCTCACGCATCGCGTCGTAGCCGGAGATGCTGTCGCCTGACATGGCGGCCAGCTTCTGGTCGTTGCCCAGTGTCGACTGGATGACGCCGAAGCCCTGTGATGCCTGGTCGGCAGTGACGCCCTTCTCGGTCAGCGTCTCGGCCATGTTCTGGTCGATGCCGAGTCCGTGCGTGACGGCCTCTCCGCCGATCTGCGCGGTGGTGAACGCCTTGCCGACGAGCGGTGCCGCTCGCTGCGGGTCGAGCGCGTAGGCGATCATGTCGCCCTTGGTGTACCACTGCGAGAACAGCGCCTTCTGCTCCGAGCTCGCGGAGTCGATGAAGTTCGCTGCGGCAGTCACTCGGGACTGGATCTCCTGCGGGGAGACGTCGTTCTCGAGGAACTTCTGGAAGTCGTCGTTCTTGTCGTAGAACCCGTTCGGCAGTCCGGCTGCCCGCATGACCTGGCGGTAGGCGGTCTCGGTTGCGAGGTACTCCTGCGGCGAGAGCGCCGGCAGCCCCTTCTTGACCCGGGCCTCGTTGGCTGCGAACCGCTTCTTGTAGGCCGCCGTGGACTGGAGCAGCACGCCGATCGTCTCGGAGCTGTAGCCGTTCTGGAGGTAGTTGACGATGTCCGGGGCCAATGAGCCGAGGCCATAGGAATCGAAGATGCTCTTGAGAGCGAGGAAGGCGTCCCGGTTGGTTCCGGTCAGGTTGTCGCCAACGGCCATGTCTGTCCTATCCGATGAGGCCGAAGGTCTTCAGCACGGAGCTGGCGACCGAGGACATCTGGTCTCTGGCGTTGTCCGTCTTCGCCCAGCGAGGGTCCTTGCGGAGGGTGTTCTCGAAGTCGTAGACGGTCTGTGTCGTCGGCCTGCCCTTGGAGTCCTTCGACTGGAGGGCCCGCTGGATCAGCGGGTCGTCCAGTGAGATGTTCTCCCCATTGACCTCGAACAGCTTCGCGTAGGTCTGCTTGTAGGGGTCGGCGATCTGGTCGACCGTCTCGCCGGCCCGGATGCGCTCGGCGAGTGCCGGGTACTTCGAGGCGGCGGTGTTCTGGATGAGCCCCTTGACGGACTCGGGGGTCTGCCCTCCGAGGATCGCCTGATGGACCCAGGACTGGATCTGCGCCTCTGAGACAGGCACACCGTAGGACTCAGCGAGAGAGCGGAACTGGCTCTGGTAGGCGGCAGCCTCGCCGCCCTTGTAGTTGCCCTTGGCGTCCGGCTTGACGAGGGTGACGAGGTAGCGCTTGAGGTGCTCCTCGGACCAGCCGAGACGGAGCGCCGTGTTGGCGATCTGCCCTGCACCGTTCGGCGTGATCGGGAAGCCGAGCGACTGCGCGAGTGAGGTGACCTTGATGGACCCCTCGGCGAGCTGCTGCTTGAACGAGGCCGGGTCGGTGGCACGGAGCGTCGCGTACTTGCGCTGCGACTCCGAGGTGTTGCGGAACCAGCTCGTGCCCTGGAGCGCCGCGGTGAAGCGGGCCGGGGACCAGCCCTCCGTCGTCGCCTTGCCAATCAGCGTCTTGAGCTCGGGGATCGAGTTGAAGAACGCGATGGACCAGCCGAACGATGCGGCAGCCTCGGCCTGAGCCGAGCCGGCGTCCTTCTGCGCTGGGGTGGCAGCAGGCTTCGGTGCAGGCTTCGGAGCCGGTTTGGGTGCCGGCTTCGGGGCGGGCCTTGCTGCTGGCTTGGGAGCGGGCTTGGGGGCCGGGGGCTTTGGCTTGGGCGAACCGCCGGGGTCTTTGGCCTCAGCCATGCGTCACTTCCTTACCACTTGAACATGCTCGTGAAGTTGAATGCCGAGTCGGGGTCCCATGCCGCGTGGCGGAACTCCATGTGCAGGTGCGGGCCGGTACTGTTCCCCGAGGAGCCTGAGCGGGCGATCACCGATCCGCCCTTCACGACCGAGCCGACCTTGAGGTTGCCGATCGAGGAGAGGTGGCCGAGGATCACGTAGGACCCGTCCGCGTTCTGGATGCGAAGGTGGAGACCGAAGCCGCCGTTCGTCTTCGACCCGTTGGGGTCCCAGCCGGCGTAGATGACCTTGCCGTCGACAGGGGCTCGCACCGCCGTGTTGCGCGGCACTGCGAAGTCGAGAGCGAGGTGCTGGCGACCGGAGCCGGGATATGCCCCCCATGTACCGGAGGGCCGGTAGCCGGGCAGCGGATTGAAGTAGTGGTAGCCGTTCGAGCCGACTTGCGGGACCGCGTTGACTGCGGTGTTCGCAACGTCACCCACGCCGTCGACCACGGCGCGGCCGGCGAGATCAGCAGTGTTGGAGGAGCCTGCTCCCATCGCTGGGCTACCGAGCCCAAGAGGGTCAGACTCGTCGACACCGAACGATGTCTCCATGCCGATCTGGCCCTGGCCTGAGCCGTCCTCGACGGTCATGCCGATGCCCTTGACAACGTTGCTTTCCTTGCGGTCAGCGGCGGCCTCGTTGGGGATGAGCCCCTGGCCGATCTCGAGCGGGTCCGGCTTGACGGTGGGCACTGCCCGGGCCGCCCTCGTGGCGGCCATCATTGCCTCGTCAGCGATGGTCGACATTGCACCGGAGAAGCCCGAGGACCCCATCTTCTTCATGACGGAGTCGACGTAGCCTCCGATGGACGGGCCGTACTTCTGCGGCTTGTAGCTGTTCTCCAGCGTGGGGTTGCCGGAGTACCACGCAGCCGCTGCACCGCGGTAGCCGTACTTGGAGACATAGGACCCGAGGACCGCTCTCACGAGACGGTCCTGCATCTGCGGTGAGCGGAGGAACTGCTGGGCGCTCAGCTTGATGCCGAGGTACCGCTTTGCCCACGCGGACACGTTGCCCGGCATGACCTGCCAGCGGCCGAGTGCCCCGGTGTTCTTGTTCACCGCGGAGTAGTTGCCGCCGGACTCCTGGGAGGACATGGCGTTCAGGAAATCGTCGAGCGATGCCATGTTATGCTCCCAAAGTATTACAGGTGGATCGAGGCACCGATGGCCTGCTGGAGTGCAGGCAGGTACATCGCGGCGGTCTTGAAGTCAGCCGACTCCTGCGTGCCCTGGGCCATGCCCTGGATGATCTCCGCGGGGTCTACGCCGCCGGCGACAACAGCCTGGCTGTCACCATTGGGCGTGCCGTCCCAGCCGAGATCCTGGTGCGTGGTGCGGACCTGCGGGTTGGCCCGAGCGGCGGCATTGACGGCCGCCGTGTATGCCTTCATCTCCGAGTCGGTCGGGTTGCGACCGAGCTCGCTCTGAAGGATCTGCCTCGCCTGCGAGGTGAGCTGCGAGACGTTGAACTGCTGAACGACTGACTCGGTGGAGAAGCCGTCGTGCGACTGGTCCTCGTCAGCGAGGCCGGAGATCGCCATGTTGGTCGCCGCCTCGAAAGGCGAGATCCACTTCGACTGGTCGTCCTGGTGCAGGTGGTTGTACTTGCCTGCCCAGCCGACGGACTTGGCCCACGCCTGAGCGAGGGCGTCCGGGCCGAGGGACTTCTTCCACAGCCCCGCCTTCTCGGCCAGCGAGGCGAACTCCATCCGGTCGTCCTGCGACATCTCCATCCAGTGGACCTCTGCGGCGTCCATCGTGGAGTAGCTGGTGTCTGCACCGCCACCGATCTCTCGGTCGGCTGCGGCAGAAGAGCCTGCGCCAGACGGCTTCGGCTTGAGCCAGATGGGGTTGACGTTCCCCGCGAGCGGACCCGTGGGGGCGACCCGCCCGCTCCCCTGCGAAGAGGAGACGGGTCGGGTCTTCCACAGCGGGATCAGCGGCATGTCCTCGACCTTGGTGCTCGAGCCGCCCTGCATGGCCTGTGCGCCAGCGATGCTGACGGCGATGAGCTGCTCCATCGACATTGAGCCGATGGACGGGGCGGGCTGCCCCGTCTGGTCGTCAGCCATTGTTCATCGCCGCCTTCATCTTGTCGCTGGGGTCCACGTCGTTGATGAGCATTCGCTCCCACATCTGCTGGAACCCGATGTTCTGCTGGGCCATCTGTGAGCCGATCTGGTACATGGCCCACTTCGCGGACTCGGAGTTGGCCGAGTTGCCGGCGAAGGACTTGAGCCCGAAGGACCTCAGCACCTCTTCCTGAGCGCGTCGGTACATCGCATACATGGCGATGTCCTGACGGTCACGCAGGCCGGCGGGGATCTTCGACTCGTTCACCACGAGCGTGCCGTTGCTGCCGCGCTCGAGACCGGCGAGCATGTCTGCTCGTTGGTAGAAGTCCTGCACCTTGTTCTTGCGGTCGTTGAACTCGGCATACCAGTCGGGGTTCTGCTGTCCGATGGCTGCGATGATCGAGGCGCGGGCGGTGGAGACCACCTTGGGGTCGAGCCCCTGGATCTCGGCAACACGGGCCAGCTCCGTCGTGTACTTCTCGAACAGCGTCCACCCCTGCGAGACCTGCGTCTTCTGGGCGATCTCGGCGGGGTCGAGCATCTTCCGGCCCTGCTGGGTCGCGCCGTAGGTGTCCTGCTTCTGCTGGTTGTATGCAGTCTGCGAGAACTCCCCACCGACGTTGTCGCCACCAAGGATGAACCACCCGAGGTTGGGGTTGGCGTCGATCAGGGCCTTGTTGGCGAAGGCTGCGTTCTGCGCCTCTGCCGTGGCCGTGATGCCGGTCTCGTTGCGGGTGAAGGACCACGACAGGCCATCGGCCTCCGGATACTCCTTGGCGAAGGCCGCAGTCGGAGAGTCGGTGCCGTACATCCGCTCGAGCGGCGACGGGCTGCCGTCGGCCGGCTTCTGTGCCAGCGCCTGGAACTCGTGCAGCTTCTGGACGTAGAACTCGCCCTGCATCTGGGCACTGCCCGAGATGCCGAACCCGAACCGGGAGACGAGGCCAACCCATGCCGCGGACGTAGCCTCGGCCTGCGCTTCCTGCATCGCCTTGTTCGAGTCAAAGGGGAGCCCCTTCGCCTGCGCCTCCATGAACTTCTGGTTCATCAGGTAGGCCGTGTTGCGGCCCCACATGACGCCATCCTTCTCGTCCACGAAGTTGCGGAGCCATGCAGGCGCCGCGGTCTTCCAGAGGGAGTTGGTGCCGTCGGGCACCTCGCCATCCAAGAAGAGCGAGTCCATCAGCGTCTTGATCGCCGGGTTCTCAGACTTCGACAGGTAGAGCGCGAGGTCCTTGTCGTTGTTCAGGTACGTCTGCACCGGGATCTGTACGAGCGGACCCCAGCCGGGCATCCACGGGACACCGCCCTGAAGCACGGTGTTGAACGAGCTCGCCCGGAGGACGATCCCGCCCTTGGCCTGAGCGCGACCCTTCGACCTGTCCCACTCGCCGTTCAGGATGACGTAGGCGCCGCCCTTGACGTCCCGCTCGCTGCGGCCCAGCGCGTTGCCGTACTGGTCCACGATGATCGGGTTCTGCATCCACGGGCTCGCGTTGAACGGCATGTTGTAGAGGCCGGCGATCTTGGCGAGCCTGTTCGGGTCGTCATAGAGCAAGCGCGAGTAGGCCCGCATCGTGTCGGCCCACGGCGTGAGGAACGGCACCACTCGGTGCATCGTCGCGGTAGCTGCGACGCCCGTCTGTTTGGTGGCGTCGTACATGTACTCGCGGACGGTGGCGACTGCGTGGTTGCGTGCCCTCGCCTGGATCTTCGCGATGTCCTCGGACTCGATGACCGCACTTTCGTTGCGTGCCATGCGTGCGTCGATGAGGGCCTGCGCCTCCTTGGCGAACTGCTTCTGGAAGGCGTAGTACGCGACAGGGTGCCGGGCGAAGTAGAGGTCCGGCAGGTCCTGAAGGACGTTGAACACGCGGTTGAGGCCGAGGCGGAGGATGTCGCCTCCGCCGCTGAGCATCGACTCCTTGCCGGGGACCGTGAATCGCTGGTCCTTCGGGAAGTGCGACTCGATCCAGTGCTTGCCCGACGCGCCGCGGAACTTACCAGCGAGCAGGTCCTGAGCCATGCCGGGCTCAGGGAAGAACCGCTGGGCCTCGTCCAGAACGGTCTCGACCCACTGCTCCTGCGTGAGGTTGTGGGTCTCGCGCAGCTTGGCGTACTCGTCACGGACGGCCGGCTTGGAGAACAGCTCCGAGGTCAGGTGCTCAAGCCGCTCGCCGGCGACTGCGTCCTGCGCCGCCAGCCGCATGATCTCTTTTGCGGTGGGGGAGGCGAGCAGCACCTGTGCGCCATCGGCGTAGGCGCGAGCCCACTCGGGCTCACTGGGGCCGTAGTGTCGCCACGACTTGGAGTCGCTGGTGAACTTGACGCCGCCAGTGTTCGCGTCGGCGATGATGCCCTCAGAGGGGGCCATGCCCTTGCGGTAGGCCGTCACGGTCTGCGCGAAGGCGACCTTGTCGATGTCGCCCTTCTCGGTCAGGTCGTAGAGGTGCCCCTTGAGGGTCTGTCCCTTGTACTTGACGGTGGCCTCGTTGAGCATGTTGCGAGCCACGCCGGAGGGGTTCTGTGCGCCGATCGCCCGCAGTGCAGGGATCTTCGCCTTGCGGACGGTGGTCCAGTCGCCGATCCTCATGGCCGTGTTGCGGGTGAGGTTGATCGACCCCTTGGTCGCCTGGATGATCGTCGGGATCGTTCCCATGATCGCGTAGGCGCGAAGGTTGGAGTCGAGGGCGTTGCGGACCGCCATGCCGGGGCGGAGGATCGAGGAGACCTTCCACGCACCGAGCGTCATGTCGAGGGCGTGAGTGGAGCCCCGTCGGACGATGTGCGCCCAGTTCGTGTTCTCGTAGTGCTGGATCTCCTTGCGGAGCATCACCGGGTCGGCGAACGGCACGGTCTCGGCGATGTGCGACCGCAGGTAGGCGGACGGCACGAGATGAGCCGCGTCCGAGGTGAGCTCGTCGGGGAACTCGTGGAGCGTTGCCCACTCAGCGTCGCCGGCATCCTTGAGCGCCTTCGACTGGTACTCACGGTGCTGCTTCATGCCGGTCTTGGTCGAGGCGATGAACTCCTTGATGCCCTCCGGGTCGATCCCCGGCCGCTCGTCCTTGATGAGCCGCTCGAGCATGTCGTCATGAAGACGCTCGACCCAGCCCTCCATCTGAGCGGGCCGGACACGGTGGAACTCTTCGGTCATTGCCTTGATCTCGTCGCCGCGATAGACCTTCGACTTCTTCATGTACATGCCCAGCTCCTGGGCGCCCATGTACTTGTCGAGGACGTTGATCGCGGAGCGACCGTAGGCGGTGCCGATGTTCGCCACCCATGACTTGGGCATGACGTGGAAGACCAGCTTGCGGTTGAACTCGCCGACGTCGTAGAGGTACGACGCGCCGATCTCGTCACGCAGTGCGGTCTTCATCCGGTCGAGCTTCGAGGGCACGATCCGCATGGAGGCGATCATGCTGTCGCCGCGGCCGAGCGCGTCGATGTCAGCGAGCCAGTCGTACTGTGCCGACAGGGCCGGGTACATCTCCTGCATCGCCTTGGCTTCGTCGGCCAGGCTGCGCTTCGCGGTGCGGTGGAGCGCCGTCAGCATGTCGGTGCGGCGCTTGGCGATCTTCGCGTTGCCGCGGCTGTTCGCCATGTCCTTGCGCCACTGCGGGAGCGTGTAGCCGTTCTCATCAAGCGGGGTGGAACGGAGCAGGTCACGGTCGGCACGAGCCTCACCGAGACGCTGCTTCAGGTCGTTGACGCGCTGCTGGGCAGCGGCGTCCGTCGGGTCAGCCTTAAGGTCTGCGCGAGCCTCGTCGAGCTGACCCTTGAGGTCGTTGTGCTGCGACTCCGCCTTGATGCGGGCTTCCTTGATCGTCAGATTGTCTGCGCTGAGATCGAAGGACTCGCCATTGACGGTGGTGCGGTTGCGCGGACGGAGTGCAGCAAGACGACCGCGAAGCTCGCGGGCCTTGACCGCCTCCTCCTTCGACCGCTCGAGGGCCGACTTGAGGGCGTTCACCTCAGCGGTCTTCCGCTCGGTGTTCATCACCTCGTCGAGCACCTGGTTGATGTTGACCTTAGAGGGGTCTGCGACATACTGCGCGTGGAGCTTCTCGGCGGCCGTCGCGATGGCCCCGAGGTGCTGGGGCGCCGTGGTGCCGTTAGCGAGCATCGAGGCGATGAGCGGGTAGTCCGTCTTGAGGACGGCGCGTGCCCCCTCGCTGCCCAGCGTGCCGAGAAGGATGTTGCCGATGGCGTGCTGCGCCTCGGTGGGGGCGAGCGTCTCGCGTGCCTTCAGGGTCATCTCCGCCATGAGGCGCTGGCCTCGGGCGGACCCGCTGGTGAGCGGGCCGATGTAGTTCATGAGGTCGGTGGCGGACGCAGCCCGTTCGTACATCTCCGCCGCACGCTTCTCGATCTGCGTAGCCTGAGCGGCCGGAGCGTGAGGCTTGAAGAATGCCCCGGTGCCGCTCATGCGCTGGCCGGAGTTGAACGCCTCGGCGACGTTCTCCGCGCCCTGGAGCGTGTCGATCGTCTTGCCGGCCCGGCCGATCTTGGCGATGCCGGGACCGGGGACGAGGAAGCCAGCAGAGATGTCGAGAGCTACGCCGGCGACATCGCCGTACCATGTCGTGCGGGCAAGTGTGCGGGTGTCCTTGACGCCCTGCGGGGTGAACGGGTTCAGCCCCGTCGACTGCCAGCCATTGTTGATGTTCGCAGCCGCGAGCTGACCGGCGGTCAGGTGGTCCGGCGAACCCCACGAGTTCCACCCCAGCACCCAGCCGTCGGTGAACGTCGTGGTCGGGTCGTCGTCATCCTCGGCCTGTGCGGCCGTGAAGAGGGAGTCTGTGGTGCGGTTGCCGAAGTCGAGGACCGCCTTGAGCGGCCCACCGACGAGCTCGTTCTGAGTCGCCTTGTGGAAGCCCTCACCGAGGTCCGACAGGAGCTGGCTGTTCGACATCGCCGACCCGACGCGGTCCATCGCGCTCGGAGCGGGGTTGTTCTGGAGGTCCTCGTTCTGGCCCGTGATGGCGCCAGCGATGGATTCGTAGAGGTTGGCCGGGCTGAAGAAGTTCAGAACCTTGAGGAGTTCGTTGTCGCCTTCAGCCATGCGGTGCTCCTAGGTCAGAGTCGAGAGATCAGGTAGCGCACCTGTGCCCGCAACTCATCCGAGGCGCGGGGGTCATCCGCCTTGCGGATCAGGTACGGGAGAAGTGGGGCGAGCCGACGCTTGACATCAGCGGTGAACGCCTGGTCCGGCAGGCCGAGTGCGTCACTGCCCGGTCCAGCGCCGGCGTCGGCGCCAGCCGTGACGGGCTGGCCCGCCATCTGCGACGGGTCCATAAGTCCAGTGGGCGGCGTGACGGCTACGCCCCCGCCCGAAGAGGCGGAGGGTGCAGCGCCGAGTGCGGCGCCTTGCTGGATCTCCTGGAAGTTGGCGGCTTCGCCGTAGCGAGCGTCCGGCAGATCCATCATCTTCGGCCTGCCATCGGTGCGCTGTGAGTGCGCCCCAGGGCCGGAAACAGCCGCGGGCTGGGAGGGTGTGCGGTGTCCGCCGTGTCCGTCAGCCATCGACATCCTCCTCGTCCTTCTCGTCAGCCGGGTGGACGCCCAGCTTGTCGACGAGCTCGTTGACGATGGACAGGGCGAGCTTCTTCAGCGCCTTGGCCGACTCGTCCTCGTCCTCGACGCCGATCTGGATGTCCGCGACGGAGATGCTGACCTGTGCCATGTCTGTCCTCTCAGCCCTGTGCGGGACTGCTACGCATCACGGATGCAGCGAGATTGGGCTGGCCCTTGCCCGTCAATCCGGCAATCAGGCTGTTGAGGTCAGGCCGGCTCTCGACCGCGTTCGGGTCGGCGGGTGCGCCACCAGGGGCTCCGCCAGCGGCGGCAGCGAGAGCGGCCATCGGGTCCTGTGCGGCAGCGGGATCTGCCGCAGGGGCGGCGGGCTGCGGAGGCGGCGGGGCGAAGACCTTTGCCACGACCTCTTCGATCGCATCACCGGCCTTGATGCCCTGCACGATGGCGCCCAACTGGGCGACAGCCTGCGAGGGGTCCTGCCCGTTCGACAGCATCTGCGGGATCGCCTGTGAGTACGCCATCGTCGCCTGAAGCAGAGCGTTGCGGCTCTGCTCGAGCTGGATGCGGTTCTGCTCCTCGGCGAGGTTCAGCTTGATCGGCAGGTTGCGGGCTGCGGTGTCGTTCGACAGCAGGCCGGCGGCCTGCGCCTGGAGGATGAACACCAGAGCGCGGTTCGCATCGAGACCGAGTAGGAAGCCGTAGTCGACGGTGACGGAGTAGTCGCCCTTGATGTGCCGGCTGGGGACGTAGGTGTCCTTGCCGGGGTTGTCGAGGGACTGGCCCCGGATCTCCTTGGCCTCCTCCGGCCAGAACTTCTCGTCCATCTCGAAGCAGAGTTCGACGAGGAGCTGGAGGCCGAAGCCGATGCGCGACTGCGACATCGCGACCTGCTGGCTGTAGCCCTCCGAGAGGGCATCGACGCCACGGCCGGTGATGACCGAGGCGTTGATGTTGCCGGAGCGGGAGCCGGGGGACATGCCGCCCTGGCGGATGTCCTGCTCGAGAAGCTCGGTCGCCTGGAATGCGCCCTGCGGGACGTCGATCTTGAGCCGGCCGACACCCTGCGGGTTGTTCGTGTGGATCGTGGCGTCCGGGCCGAAGGGCACGTCAGCGACATCGGTGGGCACCACGATGGGCGCACGCACCGACTTGTCGACGGCCTCGAGGCCCAACATGCGGAACTCGTTGGCCGCGAGCTGCGGCCACACGAGGTCGGCGTATGCGCCACGGGGAACAGAGAACCAGTCCTCGCCCATCGGGCGCGGCACGGCCACATAGGTGCAGCGGCCCATCTTGTTCGGCGTCGACTCGATGACGAGGTTGCCGTAGTCGGGCAGGTAGACGAGGTTCGTCGACTTGTCCTGGAAGCGGTAGACCTTGATGCGCTCCTGGCCGCGGCCGTTCGACTCCTCGCGGACCTTTGCTGCGGCCTGCGGGTAGTAGGCGGCGAGCTGCCGGTCGGACATGTAGGACAGGAGCAGGATCTCGATGACGTTGAAGTCCGCGTCCCACGTCGGGTAGGCGAATCCGCCGTCGAGCATCTTGATCTTGGGGGACTTGCACTTGGTGTCCGGGCGCACCTCGCCGACGAACATGCCGTAGCCGTGGTAGGAGTCCACGGCGTCGGGCATCTGCGCCTGAAGGTTCGAGCTCTCCACGTAGTAGTGGGCGATCTTGGTGCGCTTCTCGGCGAACGCCTTGGAGCGGTCGTTGAGGATCGAGGACGGCAGGCAGTTGAACGAGGGAAGCGGAGCCAGCGTGGCCGACATGTCGCGGGCCATCGTGTCGATCTGGTTGGCGATGATCGGCGCCGGGAAGTCCTCGGAGAAGGACCCCGGCGCTACGGCCTCGTAGTCACCCCGACGGATGGCGCGGACGGTGTGCGTCTCGGCGTCCCGACGGCTGTAGTGCTGCACGAGGGCCTGGCACCGGGCGAAGATGTCCGCGTGTGAGGTGTCCATGTAAGCCTTCTGTCAGTGCGTGAAGAGTGATGGCCGGACGGAGCGCCTCGACTTGGCTCGGTTCGAGAGGAAGCGGTTCGCCTTGACGAACTGCGATGGACCCCCGCCGTTCTCGGCGGAGCCGAAGAGGATCGAACGCACACGCATCTCCGCGAACCACAGCGCCATCGGGCCGTCCTGCCGCAGCCTGGAGCCGGACTTGCCGGGCACCCAGACCAGGAGCTGGTCGACGAGCGCCTTGATGCCGGGGGACTTGTCGGGGTTGGGCAGGTGGATGATGTTCTCGCCGTCGTGGTCGGTGTTGCCGGCGTTCTCGCGCCTGACAAGACCACCGAAGAGGCCAGCGAGCGATGCAACCCCGAAGTCGGGGTCGATCTTGTTGCCCACGCCCGTGTAGTGGGGGGAGATCCGCACGCCACGCTGGCGGCAGAAGTTGACGATCCGCTCGTCCTGGTAGAGCCAGTTGCTGTAGCCCTGCCGCTCAATGACCAGATCGGTCACGCTGTACTCGGGGATGATCTGCTCGATCATCTCGGCGTACCAGGAGAGCTTCGTGTTCGAGCCCATCCATGCCTGGAGCACCCAGCGTTCGCGTGTCTGCCGGTCGACGGCGTAGACGAGCATGAACGCCTCGCCTGTTCCGGCGGGGTCGATGGAGAGGATGACCTGCATTCCCTCCATGCCTGCACGGCGGCCACCGATCTCACCGGGGCGCAGCACGCCGGGGGAGCGGCGCTTGTCCACCGAGCCCCAGACGCAGACCGGGTGGAAGGTCATGTCCTCGGAGACCTGCTCCTGCTGGTAGACCAGCGCCCAGGTTCCGGGAGCGAGGGAGGATCGGATGCCTGCGAGGCGCTCCCCACCCCATGCGGCGTAGAGCCCGTTCTCATCGGGCTTCTCGCCGCCACCTTCGTCCATCGGGGTCGAGGACTTGGGCCACAGGGTGACCCAGTCCTTCGGGTCCTCGGCGTACTCGAAGACGGCGGGCTGTGCGAGGTAGGTCCAGGGCGTCTTGCCGGACATGTAGTTGTCGCCGTTGAGTAGGTAGGCGTAGAGATCCATCGGCTTGATCCGCGTGCCGACGATGATGAGCTTGCCGTCGTAGACACGGGACTGCACCGTGCGGGTCAGCCAGTCGAACTGCTTCTCGTAGGCGGAGTAGTTGGTGTCGTCGACCGCGTCATCGAGGATGATGAGGTCACAGCGGGCGCCATAGATGGCGCCGCCGATACCGACGGCCTGCACCGAGGGGTCCTTCGCGGCCTTGTCGGCTGCGTCGAGGTTCCTGCCGGCGAGGTAGATGAGGTTGTTCGCCCAGCGACCTTCGCCACGCTGCGGCTTGAAGCCGTCCGCGGGGCCATATGCGGCCTGGAGCTCCACGAACGCGGGGTCCGTGAGGTACTGCCGGATCGCATACAGGTGCTTAGAGGCTGCCTCGGCGGTCTTTCCCACGATCATGACGCGCATCGCGGGGTTCATGCACAGCTTGTAGGTGATCCACTGCTGCGTGACGGTGGCGGACTTGGCGTTGTGGGTCAGGACCATGCCATCGCCGATGGCGAACAGGTCGCCAGGCGACGAGACCGAGACGCACTTCACCATGCCCGAGCCCACGGGCTCGATGCTGCGGATCGTGCGCGAGTTGGTCTTCACCCGAGAGGTGGTGATCTTCTGGCGGGACGCCTTGCGCTCAAGCCGGAAGACGGGGTCACCGTTGGGCTTGAAGTAGATCCGGTTGATGGTGGGCCGGCTAGGCGTGCCGTACGGGGACGTGAGCGACTGCTTCTCGGCCTTGAGGTAGGGCTTGAGCCCCAGCGAGGCGATCAGTCGGTAGACGTCGCGGGTCAGGTCGTCGTTCACCTGGGTGAAAGAGGCCCGGCCATCCCGCGGGTCGATCGTTCCGTCGGTGTCCATGAGCCCCTGGAGCAGCGAGAGGCGCTGCTCATAGGAGGCCGTGAAGTACGCGGCGGGGATTCGCTTGTTGCCCAGTGGCAGGTGCCGGCGGATCTTGTGGACGTAGACGACCTTGGTGGTCTCGGGGCTGCGGCTGTCACCGCGCACCGCGTAGGTGAGACCGAGGGCGTCGAGATTGTCGGTGAGGCTGGTGAGGTCCTCGACCCCGACCGTCAGGCGGGAGCCGTTCTTGTCACCATCGCCGAGCCAGTAACCGAGCAGGTAGGGGTCGAGCGGCAGGTCGGCCTGCTCGCCCCTCAGCGGGGCCGCGATGCGGACCTTCCACTTGTAGGTGCGCTGCTCGTTGTTCCAGCGGAGGTCGCCCATGAGCTGCGCCGTGGTCATCTCGGCACGCTTGCCGGTGAACGTCTTCGTGACTTCCCAGATGTGCTGGTCGTCAGTGACGATCGAGTCGCCCGTGTCGAACGTGACGCGGAACATCGGCACCTCGGACTCAGGGGTCCAGGTGTCGTAGATGGGCCAGTAGAGGCCGTCGTGACCAACCACGAAGTCGTCCGTGGTCAGGTCGCCAACGACCTTCCAGCCGTCCTTCGTGAGGACGGGCGTGGAGACCTCGGCACAGTGGAATGGGGGCGTGTTGATGAGCACGCGGTTGCGTGAGCCGCTCTCCGCCGGCTCATACCTGACGGAGGGGTGCATCAGCGTGGGCTCGCGGCCCTCGAGCACGTCGATCCAGAGCTGCTGGTGCGGGTAGGTGTCCAGACCAAGGAACTTCTTGCGCCATTCGGCGAAGGTCAGCTCGTAGAGGTTGGCGTCTCGACCCAGCGAACTCGCCTTGTCGCGCCGCTCACGGGCGGCGTCGACCTCAGACGCGAAGTCCTTGTCGGTGGCACGGATGTTCTCGTACCACTTGCGGGACCGGCTGGCCGATTCGCAGGCGTCAGCGACGGATGCCCCGCCCTTGATCGCCTTGAGGAAGGCTTCCTTTGCCTGCTCCTGCGAGGTGCGCTTCGGTGCAGACATCGGTTCCCTTACTTCTTCGCGGTAGCCTTCTTGGCGGGAGGCTTCTTCTCGTCAGCGCCTCCGGCAAGGAGGGCTTGCCATGCGTCCCGCTCCTCGACCAGGCGCTCGATGGCCCGGTCGTTCTCGGCGGCCTCTGCGTCACGCTTGGCCTCGGCCTGCTTGATCTCGTCGTCGAGGTGGGTGAGCTTGTCGATCACGGCCTGCTTGGCGTCGAATGCCACTTGCATCTCCTTCATCGGGGTGGGGAAGTAAAGCCCCACGGGCTCGACCCGGGTAGCGACGGGGAACCCGCGGGGGCGGCGACAGAGCAGCGGTGTCGGAGGTTACGCCGAGCACTTGGTATCGCCTAGGAAGGGAGGCGTCCCTCTACCTTCCAGTCTTAGTCGTCCAGGTCAACCCAGATGGGCGGATTCATGAGCTTCTCGAACATGGCCGCAACGCGGATGGCGTGCTGCTTGCCTTCGGCCCGGTCGCGGTAGTAGTGCTTGCGGAAGCGGCGGGGGATGTGCTTCACCAGCGGTGTCCGTTCTGTCGCATCCAGTCATCGGCGGACACCTTCGGGCCATCGCCCAAGGTCTTCCAGCCATGCACCGCAACCTCGGGGGTCGATGGGAGCTGGGTCTCGGCGGTGGCGATCGTCAGGCCGACGGGGATGTTCTCGAGCTGGGCCATGAGCTTGCGCATCCCGCGGGCCTCGACCGGCATGTACCGGGCGTCGAGGTCCGAGAGGTCGTCATCGCATCGGAGGCACGCGCCGTACTTGTCGAGGTACCGCTTGCAGATCGGGCACTGCGGGTCCGGGGCGGACTGCTCCGGCCACCGCTTCTCCTCGTGCAGCTTCGGGCACATGTAGCCGCGGCCCCAGGGCTTCGGCTGCACCGGGCCACAGATGGCACAGGTGTCAGGGTCGCCGTTGCGGAGAGTGAGTCGGTGCAGCGACGGGGTCGATGCCGCCTTCTGGGCGCGAGCCCGCTCGGGGTGCGCCTTCTTGTAGTTCCGACGGGCTTGCCGGCGGGCCTCAACACAGACGATGCCGTAGCGGCCGTTGAGCTTGATCGGGACAGCAGGCCCACAGACGGAGCAGTCGGCGGTCAGTGCCGCCTTGTCCTTGTTCGTCAGCGAGTGCTTCATCTCGACCCATCTAAGGTTGCGTCTGCGGCTGGGGTGTCAGGCCCCGCCGGCTTGAGCCGTGACCGGGTGACGCGGTTGCCCGCGACAGACGACGGTGACCTGACTTGCACAGCATAACAGCGGGCGGTTGAGCCGCTCCGCGTGTGGGGTGTCTAGGGGGGATCCAGGGGAGGGGTTTTAGGGGGAGTCCCTAGGGGGCTCGGAGCCTGCTGCGACGAGGTCCGGGTGGAGCCTTCGACGGGTGAGCAGTTCGACGGGGATCAAGCTCGACTGCGATCCCATCTGTGGTTACGTCACAAACTCAACCACACCCCAACTCCTGAAGGTCGTTGGTGTGTTCAAGGGGCCAAGGCCTTCAAGCCTTGGACCCTGTTGTTCGGTCGGTTGTTGAACAACCTCCCTCATTAACTACAGGGGGGACACAGTTTGGAAGATCGACCCAGCTGGGGGGCCAATGTCCGTTACAAGCCTCTGACCTGCGGAAACGCACTCCGGGAGAAAAATATTGGGGGGACAGTCGCTGGGGGTGGGGGGTGCGAGTTAAGCATCCCCCGGGTCAAGCCGAGTGCCGGCCAGGCACACACGGGACCGACGCTGGAGGCGTCGTCCCCTACCCGTAGAGCTCTCGTCGGCAGGCAGTCGCGCCTGCCATAGACAGTGATACGGACACATATCTACTAGATACGGGGGAGGGGTTGATTACTAGGGCGCGAGCCTGCGAGGGCACGCGCTGTGGTGTGTGGTGGTGCGCGGAAGCACACGGATAGGCAATACCCCACGGGGGTATGCAGTCGTGAGGTGGTCGACTCTCAAGCAGCATCTCGAGCACCAGCTGGGTAGCGCCCTTATCCAACGTGGACGCCAGGACATGACAGCTCCGCTGTAGCCGGCTGACAGGTGAGCTCTCCCACACAACATAACGAAATGGTCACGGCCCTTGACCCTGTAATACTGTGGGTGCATACTGGGGACACACAACAACAGAGGGCACGACGTCAGCACAAGCTGACGTGAGCCCCAGTCGAAGGGTGAAGCTCATGTCCCGCTACACGTTCAAGGCATCAGAGTCCAAGCTCACGGAGCGCATGGCCCAGGGCCACAAGATGCGCAAGGGTCACGAGCTCAAGGGCGTGTGGGTGTACACCGCCCCCGGATTCCGTGAGCTCCAGCGCACCTGCTGCAAGTAGGGCCGAAACGGGGTTCGCCCCGTCGCATGAGGGTTGACCGCCCATGCCTGATGAGTGCAGGTCACAACGAAAGGTGAGAGACATGCGTACATACAACGTGACCGTGGAGATTGCACGGGATGCAGACCCCGACCTTGACCGCGCCGTTGTCACGGTCAACGGCACCGCCCACCGCTACCCGTACCACTGGGCGGACAGTCTCAAGGGGCTCGCCCGCCGTGCGGTGATGGACAACTACCGCGTGGACAGCATCGAGCGCGTGGAGGACAACACCCGTGGAAGCGTCCCCCGTGGCTCGTTCCACGTCGTCGCGTCCGTCTACTGACATGTCGGCTCACGTCAGTGAGGCGTGGCCCCCCAAGTCCCGCGTCCGCTACGTGCCCACCGTGGGCACGCCGCGACCGGCAGTCATCCTCCACAGGATCGGCAACGCCGATCCGCCCACGTCACACCGTGATGTTGTGAAGGTGAATGACCTGGAGGCATACCAGATCCGCCTCATGGATGGGCGCAAGCTCACCGTGCACGCCTCGCAACTGCGAGCCAACCCCCGCATCCCAGATTCAGCCGAAGAATGAAAGGTGAATGACATGACCCGATACACCGAGACCGACGTCCGCAACGCCGCCGAGGCGCTGCACACCAACTGGGGCACGGACCCCAAGGCACCGCCTGCCGACTGTGAGTGGGCGGCGCGGATCGTTCTGGACGCGATCACCCACCCCGTTACGGCACCCGAGCCCCGCCCCACGCTGCTTGAGGAGGCAGAGCGACTGCTCTGCTACTGGGAGCAGCACGGCGACTCCCCCGAGGTCGTGTCCAAGTGGGCACTGTCCGACCTGATGGGCATTCTCCGTCAGATTCAGACGGACGTGACGGCATGAGCTCCCAGTCCGCCCAGCACAGAACGGCCCACGGGCCGTCCGTCCCCGTCAAGCCGGCTCTCGAGCCGCCCAAGGTGAATGATTGGGATGCACCCGTCTCCTGGTGGTGGCTCCCCGCGATTGGTGGAGGTGCATACGTCCTCTTCGCCTACGTCGTGCCGGCCGCCGCGAATCTCTTGCTAGAGCTCTTCCACTGACTGCAATACTGTGCTAGGTTTGATCTAGCACCAAACAACAACCCACGACGGAACTAGACGAAAGTGGCAGCTCCGACCAGAGGCTCAGCGAAGCTGAGACTTGGCTGGCACCGAGGTTCAAGCCCTCGGCGGAGCACTCCAAACAAGGTGAGACCTGCGTGAACAGGTCCAAGAGTCAAAGGTGAGAACATGAGCAACATGGCAACGCACACGCTGAAGATTTCCCACGGCACCTCCCGTGCCCGCGACACCGACGGTTACCCCACCGTCACCCTGACCGACGAGCTCGGCCGCAAGGCGAAGTGCATGGGCGGTGGCTACGACATGTTCGGCACCGTCCTGGCGTCGTGGATCTGCGCCGCCTACCCCGAGCGTGTCGCCAAGCTGGGCGAGCGGGCCTACTACACCTACAAGCCCGGACAGGGGACCATCGTCAACCGTGATGGCCTCTACGGGGTCCACCACGACAGCAACGACGGCAAGACCCGCATCGACGGCGCGGTGGGCGTCTCCACCGTCGAGCGCATGGCCCGCGAGGAGCTGGGCCTGACCATCAAGGCCACCGTCAACGCCGCCGGCCGCGTGACCGGCTGGACCGTCGAGGACTGACCCATGACCAACCGACTCAAGGTGACGATGCGCCTCCGCTTGTAGGTCTGCGGGGGATAGCCCCCCGCGCCTCCCCTCCACCAGAGTGGCAAGCTGCCAAATATCCATCCCATGAGATATCCACTTAGGGCGTAGAAAGGCGCTCAATCTCCGGTCCCGCAAGATTTACGGCGGTGGGTTCAAAGCCAGACCGGAGAGCTCCAAGTAATCGAGAAAGGTGAATGACATGAGTGCTCAGGCCAAGGTTCGCAAGCGCGTTAGCCGCATCACGGAGCTCAGCCGCCTCTTGGAGGCAACGTGGTCTGACGCGATCCTTGAGCGCATGAAAGGACGTGGCGCACAGGAGGCCACCCTGTCCGACATTCGTGCAGCAGAGGCGGACGCCGGTTATCAGGCAGTGCTTGCCAAGTGGCGCGAGGCGTGCGCAGAGGCGGGGTTGCCGGCATGACCCGATACGAGCACGGCACGATTGCCACAGCTACCGTGCGTGGCGTGCGTGGCGTGCGTGTTGTCCGGCAGGGGAGCACTCCCACCCGTCCGGCCGGCTGGTCCTACGACCCAGACCCAGGCCGCGGGTTGCACGGCACGTTCGATTCGGACGCGCTCGACACCGTTGCCGATATCGCGCCAGTGGAGCCGAATGATAATGGGCCGGCTGGCCGGTTCCAGCGGTACGTGAAAGCAGACGAGGAGCAGAACGACAGGCTGCGCAAGTCCCTGGCTGCATGGGGTTCATGTTCTGGCGAGGGGCACGCGAGGCAACACATCATCCATCAGGCCGTTAAGCATCTTGACAGCCTTGGCGAGGACCCAGAGGTCGCACACGGCAAGCTTGACGAGTGGCTGATGGTGTTCGCTCCAGACGAGGTCCGCGATGCCGCGCAGCGACTGATGGCCCGCTGTGAATGGTGGGCAGGGGCCTGAACCCCAGCTCGATCCGCGCACCGGCTGTTATGTCGTGTGGCAGAATGAACTAGCACAGTCTCCAGCCCCTGCCCTCCACGGTGTCAAAGCCCGTGGGGGGCGGTGAGTGGACATTGCGCACACGCCTCGCCTACGGCGAGCCAACGAAAGGTGAAAGTGATGGATGCACGCGACTACAACCTGAGCCCCCTGGCGGCCGATGCCTTTCAGCGCATCCTCTCCTCTGAGGGGTGGGCGCTCACGGAGGCGGACATCTACGTGAACAAGGTAGGTGACGTCCTCCTCTGGATGGATGAGGACACCATGGTCCACATCACTACTGACGGTCGGGTATTCACCGCCTTCGGCGAGCGGTGAGTGACGTGAAGCGATACGGCGTACAGAACCGCCCCAGCGACCGAGTGATCCAGATGGGCCTGTTGTTGGTCATCGCAGTGCCGGCAGTCGTAGCTGGCACGGTGGGATTCCTCGCAGGGCAGGTCCTGACGGTGAACTGGCCGACGGGTGGTGACCGATGAATGGTCTTGCCTTCGCCGGCTTCGCCCTCCTGTGGCTCGCCGTGGGCTTCAACTACCTGCGCGAGACAGCGCGGGACCTGTCGTGAACGAGTTCTGCGAGATCTGCGGCGTGAGTGAAGACCTCCATGACCCCCGGGTCGATGACCCGTGCGAATGGGCAGAGGCCCAGGCGGACAGGCTGGAGCGCATGGCCGCACTCTTTGGGTCGGTGATGGGTCGATGAGCTCTCGCGACCTGTTCGAGCTCGAGCACGGTGACACAGGCGTAGCACTGCTGCCAGCGTCGGAGAAGGTGAATGCTTGGCCGGCATACGACACCGCACCCGAGCAGGAGTGCCGCTATGCCCTTGCATGGCTGTGCGGGTATGACCCTGAGCTCTATGAGCGGGCCATGCGCCGCGGAAGGGGTGACTACTCATGACCCCACATGCCGACCGCGACAAGTCAGAGCAACCCACGGCAGAGCCGCACAAGAGCCTGCCGGACGTGCGCCTAAAGCGCCTGCTCGGCCTCTCGCGCTGGGAGCGTGCCGGCGCGCTGACTTACATCCTCGCCACTCACCCCGAGGTGTTTGACGAAGCGTATGACGCACTGGGATTCAAGGTGGAGTAATGACCACCTGCATCCACCGCGCACACCACCGGCCAGAGGTGCGAGCACTGACCAGGAGCTCACTGTTCCGCTGGCTCGCCTCCTGTCCGTGCGGCTGGGCCAAGGGAACAGCCTTCTGGCGTCAAGCCATCATCGCCGCCAACCACCACGCAGAGAGTCTCAAGTAGTGAACCTCCACGACCTCGCGGCCTACTCCACTGCGGTCGCACGCAACGAAACCATGTCGCGCCCCTACCTCCATGAGGACGCGGCCCAGGAAGGGCTCATCGCCGGGTGGAGGGCGATGAAGTCCAAGGTGAATGCTTCGGATGCATACGTGAAGAAGGCAGCCCGCAACGGCATACACGATGCAGTCGTGCGCCAGCGGTCCACCGGCTCCGAGCGTGGCTCCAGCCACCACCTCGTCCTGCCGCACGACACGACAGCGCTTGTCATAGAGGGCTTCCACGGACCACGACTCATCATCGAGCCGGCCGATGAGGCGGCTCGCGTGGACATGTCCACGGCAGAGGTGCAGCCACTCCGCGCATCCGTGCGCGAGGCAGTGAAGCACCTGCCGGAGAAGCACCGCAAGCTCGTCTACCTGCGCTTCTGGGGCGGCCTGACCGCCAAGGAGGCAGCGAGGGAGCTCAACACCACCGAGGCATACGTAGCGATGTGCTGGAACGCCCGAATCCGTCCGCGCCTGGCCGCGGACCTTGACCACCTGAGAGGTGTCGCATGAACAAGAGATTCACCCTGACAGTGGATGAGGTCGCAACGCTGCTCGGCATCGCAGCCCTGGCCGAACTCGACCCCCAGCGCACGGACCCCGAGGTCATGGCGATGGTCTACCGGGCCAAGTCCGTCGTCACCGTCAAGGAGGGGTGCCTCAAGATTCAGGGCCTCAGCATCGAACTCCGCCGATGATTACGCCACGGAAAGAGGAGGTCGCCGCCGTCGTGGAGGTGCTGGAGTCTGGCGAGTTCGAGGACTCCGCCTCAATGGCGAAGGAACTCGTGAAGGTGATCGCCACAGAGCTCCAGAAGCGTGACGGCTACGGCGTGGCAATCGGACTCAAGTCCGATGACCTGCGCCTCGCTCACGGGATGTACTGGACCATCCTGGAGGCCAAGAGAGTCGTCAAGGAGGCTGAGGCGCGTGGTCTCGTGGCCTTCGTTGCGCCCCTGCTGGGCGCATCCAACGCACTGCGGGACGAGGAAGAGGCGACGTTCAAGCGTTGCGTCTGTGGACACCCGGCGGCATTGCATGGCAGCGCCATCAAGCCCAAGGCATACACCACGCTGGGCTGTGGGGTCTACCGCAACAAGATCAAGTGTCCCTGCAAGAGCTACGAGGCGGCGAAATGATGGAGCCAGTCCTGGAGTGCCAGATGTGCGGGACGGTGCTCCGCACCCTCACCCCATCAGAGGCTCGCGAGGTGGCAGATCGGCCATATGACTTCGTCCTCTTCTGCGCCGCGTGTCGCGGGGGGATGGCCGAATGGTCCAACGTGTCCGAGTCCACGCTCGGAGATCCCCACTGGAGCCACTGACACAACAGAAGCGCCCCGGTCCTCTGATGGGGCCGGGGCTTTCTGCTGCCTTGGTCGCTAGGCGACGTGCTGCCAGGCATGACCGTTCTTGATCTTGGAGAATTGGGTGTTGCTAATGCCGAGCCGTCGCGCAAGCGCCCGACCTGTGCCATGTGGAGCCGACCGGATCTCGCGCACCTGCGCCTCTGTCAGCTTGGCGGCGGGGCTGGCCTCACCACGCGACTGCCGCCCTCGCCTGACCTTGTCCCGCATGTTGTCCGCATGCGTCCCGAGCTCCAGATGGTCGGGGTTCACGCAGAGCGGGTTGTCACAGCGATGGCGCACTACCATGCGCCCCGGAGGGGCCTCGCCATAGTGGATCTCGTAGGAGAGGCGGTGTGCGAGCCTCTGAACTCCGGCTCTGACAGTGAAGACCCCATAGTCACCGATCCTGGACTTCGCTTGCCAGTCCCAGCAATGCGGTGTTACGGTTATCTTGGACCAGAACCTTGGTAAGACTTCAGGCGGAAGCTTACTTAACGGCGAATCCATCATTAGACTTCAGTCCCCTAGCTGATCCCAATGCCGGCGTGCGACATGGCACGCTCGGCAAAGACTTCTCAAGTTCTTCAGGTGGTGCAGGCAGCTCCACGTCGAGAGCTTCATGCCCATGCGAGGGATGATGTGGTCTACCTCCTCGGCCTTCGCGCCACACCGGACGCACTTGTAGCGGTCACGACGTAGCGCAGCCTTGCGGGCGTAGCGCCACACATGGTCTCGGTAGTAGGTGAGGCGACAGGAGTCCGAACACCAGGAAATGCGGCGCTCCGTGAGTGGAGCGCCGCACCGCCTGCAACCTGTCTCATGCTCTTCGCATGGAGTGAGGGTCATCTACCTGCTCACGCCAGTCAGGCACCTCGGGGGCGCCTCCTTGAGTGGCATCCAGTCACACGGGAGCACCTGACGCAGCCAGATGGCGAACAGGATGATGAGGATGAACCCGACGACGACTGCGACCTTGAGGAGCAGGTCGAACCAGTCGAACCTCTTCTTGCGCTGGGCCATCAGCCCACCCCGTCTGCGAAGCCCTGGTCGACCGCCTCGTCAGCGGAGAGCCACCAATCCTTCGCCTCGATGCGCTCGTACAGCGCGTCCGCGGTCCACTTCTCGCCCGTTCGGTTGGCGATGATGGACATGAGCCGGCGGTTGAGCTGCTCGGTGAACTTCACGTCGTCCTTCATCTCGTGCAGCTTGCCTCCGGTGCCGCTGGAGACCTCGTGCAGCATGACGAGGGACTCGGTGCCCACGAGGCGGGTGTCGCCCGCCTGGAGAAGCACTGCCCCCATCGAGGCAGCGAAGCCTCGCACCACGGTGGTGATGTGGTGGCCCTGCGATGCGATGGTGCGGAGGGTGTCGTAGAACCCGAGGCCATGCAGCACAGACCCGCCCGGGGTCTGGAGGTGGATCGTGATGGGCTCGCCCGGGTGGAGGTGGGCGTACCGCTGGATGCGGTCAGCCCAGTAGGCGCATGAGGTGGAGTCGACTGCGCCGATGAGGTGGAAGACTCCACGCCCCTCCGGGTCGTACTCGTAGTCATGCCGGTGGTCCCTGGTGGCACGCTGCGTGCGCTGCTGCTGGATCTCCAGCTCCAGTTCCGCCTTGCGTGTCTCGGCTCGCTGCTGGCGCAGCTCGAGCTCTCGCTTCTCTGCGTTCTTGACCTTGCCCATGTCAGCCCTCCGCCTTCGCAAGCCACTTGGCGAACCTGGTTCGCCCCATTGGGAACCAGGCGACCTCGTTGCTGGCGAGGAGGAGGATGGACTCACCCTTGGCACGCTTGCCGATCTGGATGATTTCCGAGGGGCGCACCCACAGGGGTGCGTCGTCACTGGGGTCGAGGACCTCCACAAAAGCGGCCGGACCGTCGTACTTCTTGCTCACTTGCTCACCTCTCTCTTGGCACTGCACTCTTCACAGGGGCACACTGTTGGGCGTGGCACATGCCACCCAGGTGGATTGCTGTCTGCGAGGGCGTGGTCGTAGATGGCCCGGAACCGCTCCTCGATGCGCCTGAGTCGTTCAGGCGTGGGGTAGACCTCGTACAGGTGGGCCACGTACTTTGCCTCCGCCTTGATCGCCTGCTCTCGCGTGCTCATGGGCGGCACTCGCAGCCGGGCTTGCATGACTTGGACGGCAGCCCGCCCAGGAACTCGCTCATCCGTCGGAGTCCGATGGCGACACGCTTCTGCGCGTCCTCCACCTCGATCCCGAATGAGGCTGCGATGTGGCCCCACTCGAGGTCCTCCACATACCGGGCCTTGATGAGCTGCATCTCGTCACCGCGAAAGGCGGTGGACGTCCATGCCTCTCGCACGTCGAGCAGTGAGGCGACGAAGTCGCCCTGACCGTGGGGGTTTCCGCCCCTGCCGGGGGCGTCGTCGACTGGAGCAGACGGGAGGAGTGCAGCCTCGATGTCGAGACAGATGGGCAGGAGCTCCGCGATCACGGCCGGCCGGTAGTACGCCTCGTCGTCTACGTGGTAGCCACAGACGAGGGCCTTCTCAGCCCTCGCCACGGACTCCAGGTAGGACTTGATGACCTTCTCGAGGCCCCTCATGTCAGGCCCTTCCTCGCGGTTCAGGAACGAGTTGACGAGCGTGACGTGCCGGATGCGGTACTCCCATGCGTCCTGGTACATCGACTCGAAGGACACGTAGTCGTCGTACTTGTAGGCGACCGACTCGGCAGCGATGGCCAGCACCTCCAGTGCTGGATCGGCGTAGATGTCGACGGTGGTCACTGGTCGCTCCAGATCAGAAGGCAGCACCCGAACGGCGGACGGTCACCCTTGGGTCCGGGGGTCCAGCCAGGGCGGTCGAACCGCATTCGGCCACGCAGGAACTCGACACTGAGTGGAGAACCGGGGCGATCGCGGCAGGGCTCCACGAAGTCCTGCCACCAGCCCTGCTCCACCCTGTTTGCGGGGAGTAGCATCACGATCAGGGCGGGCGGATACTCGTCGGCATCCCACTCTTCCCATGCCTTGCGGACCCACGCCCCGCAATCGGAGTAGGGTGGGTTGCACCACACGCGCCCCTTCCAGGGCATGGCGAGTCCGTCGTTCTCGCGGGTGTAGAAGCGCTCACACTTTGCGTTGTGCGGCGCTGCCGCGACATCGAGGGTGAACTTGCCGAACCGCTCCTCCAGGGAGTCGAAGAAGGTCTGGTCGGTGCCGCGGTCATCGACGTCGTCCCGAGCGCCTCTGCGCTCGGTCTGCTGCGGGTGGTTGCCCGCCTTGAATCCGACGAGGCTCATCAGCGCACCTCCACCGTGGGGGAGAGGAGTCGCTTCCCCTTGGACCACTTGCGGCAGTGGGTGCAGAAATACTGCTGGTACCTGCCCAGCGAGGACGAGCGGACGCCCCGCTTCTCCAGCTTGGTGCTGGTGCAGATCGGGCAGATGGGGGTCTCGTCCGCACCATCGACGAAGGTGCCGAGGTTGAAGCTGCCCCACGGGCGGAGGTAGAGGTAGAGCGCCGTGGTGGCCCTTACGTCCCCCTCGTTGTACCTCTGGATGCGCTTCTGCGCCTTCTCGTCGCCATCGACGGCAGCGAAGGCGACCTTGCTGCTGTACTTGTCGGTCTTGTGGCGCAAGCCGAAGCGACGGGTCAACGTGTCGAGGTGGTTGGCCTCGAAGTTGAACTTCTTGCGGGCCGTGAGGAGGGTGTCGAACTGCTTGAAGGGCTCGGGCTCACCGAGCCCCTCCAGCGCGAACTCCCCCTGGAGGTGGGGCACATCGAACGATGTGCTGTTGTGGCCGACGACGAGGTCCGCCTGCGAGAGCATGTCGTGCGCGTTCTGGAGGAACGCTGCGCGGCCACCCTCCTGCCACTCGGCGATGAAGTGGACCTTGCGCTCACCGAGCCACTGGTAGGCGAGGCAGATGGTGCGACCCCAGGAGTCGATGTCCTCCGGCCGAAGCCGGCGGTACTGGAGATCCTTCATCGACCATGCCTCAAGGGGCTTGGTCCGCATGGGCACGCGCTCGATGTCGAACACGAGCACCTTGGGTTTACTCATCGTCTTCCTCACCCTTAAGGAGGGACTGGAGCCCCTCTTTGCCTTCACGGACATAGACGGAGTTGACGTCATCGCCCGGCTTGCACAACATAACAGTGCCCGACAACGGCAGTGCGCGTCGGAATGTGGAGGCCAGCTTGCTACCTGCGTCGTCGCCATCAGCGACGAGGACTACCCTGCTAAACCCTGCGAGCATTCGCGGGTAGAAGGACTGCCACCCATTCGCACCGGGCACACCCACGGCCGGCATGATGCCGGACCCGGAGATGGTGATGGCATCCAGCTCCCCCTCGCAGACCGCGATGGTGTCGCTGTCCGATGCGAGGTCCTTGGTGTTGAACATGCCCGACCGGATGCCGGACTCGCCCCAATACTTCGCGTGCTTCTCCACGTCCTTGCAGACATGGTCCTCGATGCACCGGAAGCGAATCGACTTGATGCCATTGGATGGCGTGATGTAGGGGATGGCGAGCATCCCCTTGGCGTAGGTGTGCTCGGGCAACGGGCTCTCCACGTAGCCGAACCCGAACCTCGAGATCGTTGCGTCGTCGAACCCTCGGCCGTAGAGGTATGCCACGGCCCCGTCGTTCAGCGAGTCACGATATCCACGGGCCGCCTTGAGCAACATCTTCTTGCGGGCTGCGGAGTTGGGTGCCACCGGGTCAGCCACGAATCCCCCTAACTGAGGATGCGCTGGCGCTTGAACGCCGGCCGGAAGCCGGCTCCTCGCTCACGTCGACCACCTGTACGACGGTCAGGCTTGCCCTGTGCGTAGCTGCCACCGAACTCCTGCTCGGCAAACTGGACCGCGCTGCGGAACTCATCGAACCCTTCCTTCATCATGATTAGAGACCAGGAGTCACCCGCGGCCCCGCAGGCAAGACAGTGCCAGAGCCCATCGTCTTCGTTGACCGAGCAGGACGGCCTGGTCTCCTCGTGCACAGGGCAGTTCACGCTCTGCTCCCTGCGCTGGCTGTGGAGCTCGACCCCGTAGAAGGACAACACCCGACGCAGGTCGGGCTTGTCGGTCACGCATACACCTCGTCCTGCATGGGCCGCATGTAGCGGCCATAGTCCGCACGCAAGCGAGCAGCGAGGTCGTTCTCGTCCCGACGCATCAGCATCTCGAGCATCGTCGTGACGTTGCTGAAGCCGACACGCTGGGCGATCGACTCCGGGTGGTCCGTGCCCACCAGCCACTTCACCTCGTCGATCCGCTCGGTCGTGCGACGTGCCTGCTCGTTCGCGCTGCACTGCGCCGAGCAGAACTTCCGACGCTTGACGTCCGACGGACGGTGCAGCTTCACCTCGTTCTCACAGGACGGCGCCTGGCACTCCTTGGTCATTTCTCACCTTTCATTTGTAGCCCCACAACATTACATGCAGGTCGGGTTCTCGTCGTCCAGGTTCAGCGCCAGTGCCTCCTCGAGGAGCAGCACCTCGGCAGTACAAATCACGCACAGGCGGGTCTTCCAAGACGCCGCCTTGCGGACGTCACATGCTCGACAGTCGGGGAGGATCAGGCGTGCCCACATAACATCACACGCCCTTGTGCCGTCGGCCGCGATGCACCCGCAGGCCGCGTTCATTGCTGAACCCCGCCCCACATGCCGGGCAGGGCCACTCACCCTCGCTCGCCAACGTCTGCCTGAGGCGCTTCTCGGCGCCTCTCTCACGCTCGCAGGCCCGACAGAGACGGCTCCCCTTGTAGACCCTGACGTTGGTGCCATCTAGCGGATGGCCCCGAAGACATTGGCGCTTGCTGGCATTCTCAGCGGTGGCCCCACCCAGGCGGCCACGCTCGACCATGTCTTGGATGTTGTCCGCCTGCGTACCCAGCTCCAGATGTGCCACGTTGAAGCACCTGGGGTTGTCACATGCGTGACGGACCACGAACCCCTGCGGGATGGGTCCGCGCTCGATCTCCCACGCGACCCTGTGGACGCGCCGCACCTTGCTGCCCACTCCGATCAGGCCATAGCCGCCCTCATTCAGGTAGCCGGTCCACTCGAAGCACCCGCTCGCGGAGATGCTGGCACGAGAGGCTAGTCGCTCAGTCACCGTCGCCATAGCCAGCCTTCCGCAGTAGTTCCACCAGATCGCCGAAACGCAAGAACGCCACATAGCGACTGGCATCTTCGCCAAGCCCGTTCGGCCTGAACACCGCGAACGGCAATCGACCGTCCGCGTCCTTCTCTGCCTGCTTGACCCAGGCGAGGGGGTCTAGCCCCGCCCGAGCCTTTACTTCCACGGCGATGTCGGGCGTGTTGAGCACATCCACACCGGGCCGGCCAGAACCGGCCGAGGTGGCGAAGGGCCAGCCACGCTCCTTGAGGTACTCGGTGACGAGGAGCTGCGAACGCATTCCCCTCGCCTTCCTGTGCTGGGTCATGGCCTCACCTTTCGCTGTCCCATGTGTTGATGGCGGATGCCCCGAAGGTCATGCGGGAGAAGTCCGCCTTGAGCGGGATCGGCTTCTCCGCCTCCGGGTCTGCCCGTCCCTCTCGGGTCTTGCCCACCGCGACCCAGAGAGTCTCGGCGTCTGCGTCATACGCCACCATCAGCACCAGGTCAGGGAGCGAGTCGAGCTTGTTGACCAGTTCCTTGATCCCCGGTGGTCGGGTGGAGTTCTTGACGTTCGTGCGTGACATGTGAGCGAGGAGGAAGACGCACGCCCGCGTGCGGCGGGCGAGGCCGTGGAGCTCTGAGATGATCCACTCGTCGTCCTGCTTCTCACCGTTGCCATCGACGTTGCGCAGCGTGTCGATGACGATGACCTCGGGGTACTCGTCCCAGGTGTCCACGTAGGCATCCAGCTCCGCTGCCACGTCATCCAGAGATGGCTTGGAGTCGAAGCAGAACACCACGTTCGAGTCGGACAGGACCTGCTCGTAGTACCCATCCCCGATGCCGGACGCGAGGTTGTGTGCCACGACGTTCGTCTGCTCGCCGGTTAGTGACGCGATGAGCTTGGTCGTGGTCTGCCACGGGTCCTGGTCTGCGGAGAAGTAGAGGGTGGGAACGTTCGCTGCTGCCGAGAGTGCCTGCGCCAGGGCAGACTTGCCAGAGTTGGGAACCCCGGCAATGAGGACGAGGTGCCCCCGTCGGGGCACCCCGCCTCGCTGCTCCACTGGACTCATCCAGTAGGGGAGTGGCAGACGCTCGCCGGACTCAGCCGCCCTTGTCAGGGCTTTGGTCGCGGCAACGGGCACCTGTCAGCGCACCCACTGCGGGTCACACTGGTCCTGGCGGTTGTTGCTCGGGCAGGCCCACATCTTGTAGGGCTTGCCCGCCTTGGAGACACCCTCCTTGAACTGCATGGCGCCGTGGCGACAGGCCGGGCCGGAGCCCGGAGCGGGCGTGGCGGGCTGGCTCCACGAGGGAGCGGCCTGCTGCTGGGGCTGCGCCCACTGACCCTGCGACGGCGGAGCCGTGTGGGCCTGGACCGCCAGCGCCGGCGCGTCGTTCTGGACCTGCGTCTTGGTCACGTTGCCCGCCAAGGGCGCGACAGCGTTGACACCGCCGAGGGCGGACTGGACGTTGACGAGCAGGCCGGCGTTCTCGATCACCCAGTTGGCGATCGACTCGAACTCGGACGGGCTGTCGGCCCGGAGGTTGATGAGGTCGTTGCCGACCTTCACGTTCTGCTGGATCTTAAACGAGTCGCCCATGGTTCTCCTTTTGGGTGGCGGGGTCAGGCGTTGGTCAGCTCGGCGAGACGACGGAAGTCGTCCTCGGTCACGACGGGGGTCTCGTTGCGCCCCGTCGCCTTGTCGTAGGCGTCGATGAGGGACGAGAGGAACGCGACCACGTCCCACTTGGCGACGTCGGCAGCCACGAACGCGCTGGACACGATGGACTCAGGGTGGGGGTGGGCGGAGTGGATGCCGAGCTGCGCGTCCTCGGCCAGGTTGTGAACGAGGGTCATGGTGTGGCCCACCAGCGGGAGCACCATGCTCGCCGCCTCCTCGGCGATTGCCATGTTGACCTCGTGGCTCGTGTCTGGCGTGCCCATGAGGCGCGGGAGGAGCGGGAGGAGTTCCTGTCGGTGCTCGTCCCTGAGGCTGTCGTTGGCGTACTGCGCGATCTTGGCGAGGACCCGGTTCGTGCAGGAGGGGAAGTCCGTCCACTTCTCGCCGGCGAGGAAGGAGATGTACTCCATCACGCAGGCCCCGTCCTTCGGACCGCCCGGGTGGGCGCCGGCCGACAAGACCGGCATTCCGTCAGGGATGTTCACGATGGTTCACCTTTCTGGGTTGTTGTCCTGTGTTGCATAGATCGTCCCACACAACATTGCAATCAGTCAAGCGGAACGGGCGGAGACTTGATCTCAACTTCGATCTGCCAGGGCGTGGGGTAGAGGTCGGAGTTGACCCCACCCACAGCGAAGCAAGCGTCCTTGACGCTGCACCCGGAGCACATGTTGGACTCCTTGGGCAGGAACAGGCCGAGCTCTCGCTGGAGCTGGGCCTTGCGGTAGATGTCGTCGAGGCGCTCACGCGGCCAGAGCCGCATGTCCTCGAAGGCGGTCGTCCCGCCCGTGCGAGCAAGCCAATAACTTCCCCACCTGGCCTCCACCCCGAAGGTCTCGAGCAGGCCAAGGCCATACGAGCCGATCTGCTGCTGGGAGTCGGGAGCACGCCCCGACTTGATGTCCACGAGCAGGATGTCCGTCTGCTCGGGGTTCGTGAAGGCCCGGTCGATGAACTGCTTCACCGGCTGGCCGCCGATGACCGGGTTGCACTCCAGCTCGATGCCCGGCTGGTCGCCGAACATGGCGATCTCCCACTGGGAGTTGTTCGTGCGCCACGTCACCCAGGACATGACCATCGCAGGGCCTTCGGCCCTCCACCACGACTCGTCCTCCTTGTTGGGCCACTGCTTTGAGGCTCGGCCGGAGGCTCGCCACGACTCCTTGGGGAAGTCGGGCTCCTGCTGCTCACGCTCCGCGATCGCCTTGTCGAACTGGTCGTGGAACAGCTTCTCGATCTGCCCGCGGTCGGTCTCCCATACGCCGTTCAGCGTCCAGTTGTCCCAGACCTCGGTGGCGTAGTGGATGCCGGAGCCACCCACGGTGGCCCACGACGGCTGCTGCGGGACGTGCAGCCCCTTCTCCAGGACGTAGCGCCAGGAGCAGAACTGGAGGCTGCTGCACTGACTGTGCGAGAGATGCTGGGGGAGGCGGATCTTGGTCTTCTCTGCGGTGGCGGTCATGACTTCCCCTCGATCTCGTCGGCCCGCTCCTCAGCCGCTGCTGCGACGAAGGCGTTGTCGTAGTCATGGTCGAAGGTGTCGAATGAGGCGGCGAAGTCTCGCAGCGCCTTGGCCGCAATGGCGGGAGCAACCACGGGGAGGATGTCTGTGGCGATGCACAGGGGCGCGTCAGGCGCCCACCTCTTCGACCACTCCCCATGCTCCTCAACCGCCTTCTTCGCGGCCTGCACCTCGGCGTCGGTGTAGAGGTCGCTCACTTCTCCACCTCCAGCGGGACGACGTTGTAGACCTCGAACCACGGGGTCGAAGGGTTGCCCTTCCACCACTCGTCGAACGACAAGTCGCCGGCCTCGTTGAAGTCGTAGCGGACGGGGTAGTCGCCGTCCGGTCCCACGCCTTCGATGGTCAAGCCTTGGGACTGGAGCTCGGCAAGCTCCTTGTCCCAGCGAACCTCGCGGGCCTCCATGCCTTCCCCGGGGTCCACCTGAAACCGCCACTCCTTGACGATGTTGCTCACCTTTTTGTCTCCCCTAACATTGGGGGTTGAACCCCCTGTGATGTTGTGTAAGTCGCGCTGTTGCTTAACGTAACAGGGAGACCGTACCACGGCAAGGGGACAGCGGTGCAGCACTTTGGACAAATCCTTACCAAGTTCCCCAGCCGTGCGTAAACGGGCACCCACGGCTACCCGCGAGTATGGGACCAAGGTCCCTTGACACCCCCCCTCGCGGGGGCGCGCACAGCCCCCCTGACGGGGGCCTGCTCCGACTGCGACGAACGGCGACGCGCAAGTGGTGTCGGTAGGGTCGGTTAGACTTCGAGCGTCAGCGAGACAACAACGACAAACAACAACTAACTGGTTATAGGGAACCCCCTTAAGGGGTTCCCCTAACACAACTGGTTAAAACACAAAGAAACGGACAGCCCTTTGAGGGGCTGTCCGTTCTTGTTGGTTATATGTAGTTGTGGCTGAGTTCGTGACTTAGCTGTAGAGGGGTCAGCTAGCTTCAGACTCAGTCGCTGCTTCCGGCTCGCGGATCAGGCCCAGGTCGATCCCGTGCCGTCGAGGCACGCGGAAAAAGTAGGGCGCAACCTCCGGCTCGTAGTGGATCACTGCGTCCATCTCGTCGAGGGTTCGGATGAACCCTTCGCCCTGTCGGCGAAGGTACTCGGGCATGTCCTCCTCGCCGGCCTGGACTCGCATCGCCAGTCGCAGGCTTCGGGGGATGGAGAGGTTGACGTGCTCCCGGTGCATGTGCCACGGCAGCCGGCGCTCGAAGCCGGTGTCGTGCTTGATGTTGCCCCGGCTGATCGCCAGGGAGACTGCTGCTTGGCGGACTCCGAATCGGTCGGCAACCTCCTGTTGTGTTGCCCCCGATCGAAGCATCTGCTCAGCTTCCTGATAGTCCAGCCGCTGGACGCCAGCTCGGCGTGGATTGGTGTTGTTGGGCATATGAATAGTGTGGCACAGCCACCACAACCTCACAACGAATCTGTACACCCCAAGATTGGGGGGCGCATCGTCGCAGGTCAGCCCCGGTGAGGTATACGATCGGGACTTGCGTCATAGGACTTGACACACAACATTGCAGGTAGGTTATGCTATGTGTGTACCTACGACGTATCCCACAACATGACGAAAGGTGAGAACGGTGCAGACTGACATCGAGAGGCTGGCCGAGGTGTTCGACACCCTCGGCATCGGGTTCCATCGGGCGGTGCGTGCAGACGCCCCGGGGGAGGAGCTCATCCTCGAGGCGAAGAAGGGTGCCAACGTCACCGGCTACACCGGCTTCGTTGCCGAGTTCTACTTCCACAAGGACGGCTCGTTCGACGAGGTCGGGATCTGGGAATGAGCAAGCTCCTCTCAGACGCCGTGGACGACTACTGCACATACAGGCGGACCGCCTTCAGGAAGGGCACGGCCCTGGCCTCGGAGCAGAGCCTGCGCCAGTTCCTCGCGGTCGTCGGCAACATTCAGACGCGGTCGCTCGAGCCGCGCCACGCGGAGCGGTTCCAGTCCTACATGCTGACCGCAGGCAAGAAGCCGGCCACCGTCAACAGCCGGATGAGCCAACTGTCCGCGTTTTCCAAGTGGCTGACCGCGCATCGGCTGGTGTCGAACTCCTTCACCGGCACGACGCGCATGATCCCGGTCCCGCGGAAGGCGAAGCTCCGCATCCCGGTGACGGACTTCCAGCGGCTGCTCGATGCAGCCGAGCGACCCGACCGCAGGATCATCCTCGCGCTGGGCCTGTTCCTCTTCCTCCGTGGCGGAGAGATCCGCACCCTCAAGGTCGGCGACGTCCGGCTCGACGAGGGGGAGGTGGACGTGGTGATCCACAAGACGAACGACATCGACGAGATGCCGATTCCGTGGGAGCTCGACCAGGAGCTCCGTCGCTGGTTCATCGCCTATGCCGAGGACATCGGCCGGCCACTGCGTCGGGAGGACTACCTCGTCCCGGCCCACCGTCGCTTCCCCGGCTGGCTCGACCGACCGGAGAGCGGCAACTACCAGCCCGACCGGATGGTGTTACGTCCGTTCGATCACGTCCAGTCGATCCTCAACGCGACTGGCTACCCGATCCTCACCGAGGACGGCAAGAAGGCCGGCGAAGGGGTACATACCCTCCGCCGCTCGGGGGCTCGAGCCATGTTCGACGCCCTGGTTGAAGGGCGCATCGGTGACCCGATGGCCCGTGACGATGCGCTCCGCCAGGTGATGGCGGCGCTGCACCACTCGTCGGTCACGATCACCCAGCACTACATCGGACTCGAGGCCGACCGACAGAAACGCAATCGCACGATGAAAGGCGTGAGGTTCCTGCCGGAGACGGGGAATGTCACGCCACTGAGAAAGGTGAGCGAATGAAGGCAGCACTGGAACTGATCGAGACCGAGGGTGGTGACGTCTGGATCACCCGGGACGGCGACAACGTGGAGCTGGAGGCGCTCCAGGTGGAGAGTGCCCTGCGTGGGTGCGTCTGCCTGACGTTGACCCCCGGGCAAGCGGTCAAGCTGTCCCGCGCACTGGTCGCCGCGGCAGCCGAGGCGTTGGGGGTGGCGGTCTGATGACGCTGACCGAGTTCCTCCTAGCCCGCATCGCCGAGGACGAGCACTTCGGCACACATGACCGGGCCATGCAGTCCCGGCTCGATCGTGAGTGCAAAGCCAAGCGCCGCATCGTGGCGCGCCACTCTGTGATCGAAGTGGTCAGGCATGAGGATCACGCCGGGATGGACGACATCCCCTTCTGCGCGCACTGTGGAACCGACCTCGACGAGGGCGACTGTCCGGACCTGCTGGACCTTGCCAGCGTCTACGCCGACCACCCGGACTGCGACGAGGACTGGCAGTCATGACGGTCGAGTGCCTGAACTGCTCCCGTCCGGTCGATCCCGAGAACGAGCATCTCGGGTCTCAGGGCTGGCTCTGTGAGCCGAGCCCCAACAGCCTCCGACAGGTGGTACTCGTAAACGCCGCTCTCGCGGCGCGGGAGGTGTGATGCTATGCCAGACACCCGGATAACACAAACGCCCCGCAGAACGCCACGCAGGGGCCTCAAACGGGCTATTATGCTGTGGTGGCCCGCATCATGAAGATCAAGAACGTCTGCGACGTGTGCAAGAACAAGCGCCGGAAGGTGAAGATCTACCGCGTCGGCTTCGACGGGGCCACTGTGGGCGTGGAGCTCTGCTCGGAACACGCGGCTCCCCTCGAGCAGATGCTCAAGATCGGGGAGCGTCTCAACACCACCACGCCCAAGGTCAAGGTGTGGTCCCTGGAGGACATCGAGGCGGAGAAGAGGAGGCAAAAAAGGAAGCAGCCCCCGGCGTGAACCGGGGGCTGCATGGAGGAACAGGGAAAGGTGAGTAAACCTGCCCTCCACCTTCCGTAACCCTAGCGCATGGCTAGGGAAGGGCTAACGCAAATGCCCGATTTACGGCACCTGTGAGTTTCATGTTGTTGGCTGACTGGAACCTGAGCACCGCTCGACGGGTGGCATCATCGAAGTACGCACTCGGGTCAAGCCCGAGGCTCACCTGCAACGCGGCCACGTCCTCACCCTGTGATCCCACCTCAAGTGGGCGAGTGAACCACTCGGGTGTGAGGGCGTGGTCTGCTGCTTCCCCCAGTGCGCCGGCAGTGACCGGCCCAACGATGCCATCCACAACGAGACCGCACGCAACCTGGAAGCCGCGGACATGCGCCTGCGTGGCGTCGTCATAGATGCCGCCATATGCACCCAGCTTCCGCTGCACCACATCGACATCACGGCCACGCTCGCCTGAGACGAGCGGACGGGTGTACCACTTGGGGACTGGCATATGCCCCTCCGCGTGTTATGATATGGGCATGAGCGATGAACGGTTGCAGCGCTACGCCACGGCGATAGAACTCGCGTCAGGGATAGCCGCCGAGCGCCCGCAGATCCAGAAGGAAGCGCGTGCCGTCATGGCCGTGGCGGACGCCGAGCAGGCCGAACTACGGGCCGAGATTGAGAACCTCCGCACCACGGTGCGGATGGACCTTGTCTACATGCGGATGCTTGAAGCCAAGGTGGCGCGAGTCGAGGCCGTGGTGAATGACGAGTTCGGCTTCACGTATGACGCGATCCGCGCTGCGCTGGCCGGCGACCCTTCAGACATCCAGCCCGATGAGGCGGACATCGCCCACCGGGCAGCCATGCACGACTAAGACAGCTTGGTCAGCGTCAGCAGGATCACGCCGGAGAAGTTCTTGTTCTTCCGGTCTGGCGCCGTCGTGCCCATGTACTGGATCTCGTCGATCATCGCGGAGAACGACTCGTCGTTCCTGCGGTCGATGACAGAGACCGGCAGGCCGGCCTCCTCCAGTTCCTCCAGCTTGGCGAGCCGCTCCCATGCGAAGCCGACGTGACCGTAGGCCACACCGCGAGCATCCTCTTCGAGGTCCTCGCACTTGAGCGGGTAGCGCACCTGACGCAGCCGCTTCGGCGTGGGCAGTGACTGGAGCTGCACCTGAGTCAGCGTCGGGCCGACGGAGCCGGACGCCGTGAAGGTGAGGACCGGCCGGACGAACTTGAACGACTGGGTGAGATCGAGACCGATCGTGTCAAACAGGCCTGTCGTGGAGTCCATCGACATCGTGAAGCCGGGAGCATCCACCTCGTTGAGGAGCTGCACCTGTAGCGACGTGTTGCCGGGCAGGTTGCCGGCGAGCTCGATGGAGCGGAACACCTTGGGCGCGAAGGTCGAGTAGCGGACCTTGCCCATTGCGAGGTAGCCGGTGGCTTCCTTGTTGTTCGGGTCTGCGATCCAGATGCCGGAGTTGGCGACCGCGAGGATCGCCCGTCCGTCCGAGTAGCGGGCCGACGAGGTGACCGTGCCGTTGACGCTGGTGCGAATGTCCATCGCCCAGGCGAACCGCAGGTCGTTGCTGTCGCCGATCGGCTCACCGAGGTTGAGCCGGACGAACCCAGCCGAAGTCCCCCAGCCCTTCAGGTTGCCTCCACCTGACGTTCCGGCGGTGGGCACATCCGCCCCACCGATGTAGACGAACGACGAGTCGGCGTGGAACGAGTTGAGCCGTCCAGTCGTGGCGGCAGGCACCGTGACCTGACCCATCGTCAGGTCCGCGTTGGCATCCACTGCACAGACACGGATGCCGGCAGAGGTGGACAGCAGCAGGAACCGGCCGAGGTAGCCGAAGATCTTGTAGAGCCGCTCGCCAGCCGGAAGGTCGAGCACGCGGTATGCCTGCGACAGCTTGGGCGTCGCGCCCGAGGCTGCGTCCTGGAGCGTGAACC